CATCTAAAAAAAATATTAATAAGTTGTAGTGGCAGTCAATCTTTTAAAATGAATGATCTAAAAAGAGAAATGTGTGATTCATGTGAACCCAATAATAAAATAGATGGTTGTAATGACCTCTGTGAAATAAATGTAGATTTAAATACTTCTGATAAGTGTATTAAATATAATGATTCGTGTGCCTGGGATTCAAATACTAGTAAATGTTATACTCGAAATTGTAATACAAGAGATTACAGGGTCCCAACATGCGGGCAGGCCAAGGAGCACGGGCTCACGGTGCTCGAATCGGGCCTCTGTGAACACTCCATAAGCGCTAATAATGAACTATGTTATTTGGGATGGAGGATTGTACCCGGTACGTCGAGCATTAGAGAATTAGATGGAACTTGTAAAAATAAAAATACAAATGGAGAAACTCATAAGTGTATAGGGTGTGCCAAATTCGGTGACGTCGGGGCCGTCTTACCTCGCTGCCAAACGCCGTAGCTTGTCCCTAAATGTCATTTAAATCAAAATAATACAAACAAAATAATTATAATTTACTAATATCAATATTGTAAAATTCAATACTTGGACCGCCTTCAATCTTTGACTTATAAATATATGGTCTTTTACGTTTATGAAATTCATAATCTAAATATTTCCAAATAATTTCATAATTTACTTCTGGTACAATATATTCTATTGGCGGAATCCATAAATATGGTTCAATACCTGAAATCATCATTTTATATTCTTGAATAACATATTTTTTTGTAATACTATCTAAAAAAGTTATCTTTAATGGTTCATCGTTTTCATAAATTAATGCACCTAAAATACTTATACTATCATCTATATTGTCATTATCATCAATTACATTTTGCATTGATATCATATTTATATTAAATATATGTAATATTATTTTAAATAATGATTATTTAAAATTACCATTATTTTAAAATAAACAATTTATAGATATTAAGTATATAATAAATAGTAAGTATATAATAAATGTTTTTTATTTTTTATTTTATGATTTAAAAAATTTGAAAATATATAAAACATAAAATATTTTGTCTAATATATGGAATCATTGCAAAATCTTTTAATTAAATATAAAAGAAAAAGCGATGAAACTACTACACATACAGTTATGCCAAATAAAAATAGTAATTCAATATTAAAATTTGGACATAGTTTACATGTTAAAAATGAAGAAAAAGAAGAGTTTTATAATATATTAGATGATTTAATCTTTAATAAAAATATTAATTTTCCTATTACGGAATCATTTAACAAGATGACTCCATTAATTTTAGATTTAGATATGAAATACACTGTTGCTGAAAAACAAAGATATTATACAGATAGTACTACGAAAGGATTGTGTGATATTATAAAAAATGAAATAGATAAATATTATATATGTAAAGATGAAAAAGCATATGAATGTTTTATTACTGAAAAAGAATATCCAAATTATGATGATTCTAAATATGATGTAAAAGACGGTTTACATTTAATATTTCCAAATATAATTGGTAATACTGATATCCATAAAGAATTTATACGTAAATTTAGTGATGAAACATTAAGCAACAAAATAATAGATGTATTTAAAAATACCAGCAAAGATGGTATAATACCAGATAATGAAGTAGGTGATATTTTAGATACAAATGTTCAAAGATGGTTTGTTTATGGATGTGGAAAAAGTGATAAATCACCATATTTATTAACAAAAATTTACGATTGTGAAAAATTTGAATTTTTAAATTTTGAATATTCAAATAAAAAAATATTAGAAAAAACATCGGTAATATTAGATAAATGTGAAAACGTAGAGTATACTGGTGGTATTGAAGAAATATTTAAAAATAAATTGACTACTAGTAATAGTGTAAGCACATTTGATATGATTAATGATAATGATGAAACAGATGTTGATAAAGATTATGATCCATATTTAAATGATAATAATGATGATGTAGAAACAATGGAAATCATATTAATGAATGCAGAAATGGAGACTATTACTAAAATTGTTTTAAGATGTCTTTCAGATGAAAGACTAGAACAATATGATTTATGGATTAAACTTGGTATGTGTTTAAAAAATATTGGAGGAGATAAATTATTTAATCTATGGAACAAATTTAGTGAAAGAGGAGATAAATATGATAGTATTGAATCATGTCAAAAATTTTGGGATGGTTTTAAACGTGATGGATTAAGTATTGGTTCATTACATCATTGGGCAAAAAATGATAATATGGATGAATATATGAAAATAAGAGAAGAAAATTTAAGTGGTAAAATAGATAGTTGTATTTTCAAAGGAGGTCAGCATGATGATGTAGCAGAAGTTGTATGTGGATATTTTAAAGATCAATTTATTTGTGCTGATTTAAAAGAAAGTTGGTTTTGGTTTGATGGTAATAAATGGACACCATGTCCAAAAGGTTATAGATTACATAGAGCATTAAGTGGACAAATCAAAGAAATATTTTACAGAAGGCATCAATTTTATAAAAAAGAAATGGATAAATTAGAAAATGAAGGTAATGAACTTGCTGCAAAGATGCAAGATGGTAATCAGAAAGCAGCATATAAGATTTATGATAATTTAAAAAATGTAACATTTACGGAAAATATTATGAAGGCATGTAAATTAAAATTTTATAGAGAAAAGATTATGGAAAAGATGGATTCAAATACAAAATTATTTGCTTTTGAAAATTGTATATTTGATTTAGAAAACAATATATTACGTGAAGGTAGACCAGATGATTTAGTTAGTATTACAAATAAATTAAAACTACCAGTAATGCAAAATGAATTACCATTAACACCAGACGATTTATGGGAACGTATGAAAGGCAGAGTTGGTAAATATAAAAATAAGAAAAATAGTGAATGGGACTATAATAAATGGGATGATGGAAATAATCAATATTTTGAAAGAGTACATCGTGATATTAGTCAATTTTTCAAAGAAATTTTACCAGATCATAATATCAGAAAATATTGTTTAAGATTTATTGCGTCAAGAATGTGTGGTGATGTATTAGAGCAAAGATTTAGTATTTGGACTGGTAGTGGTGGTAATGGTAAAAGTATATTAATTGATATTATTCGAACTGTATTTGGAGAATATTGTGTAAATTTACCAGTAACACTATTAACACAAAAACGCAAAGCAAGTAATGCAGCATGTCCAGAAAAAGCAAGAACAAGAGGAACAAGGATATGTTATATGCAAGAACCAGATAGTGGTGAACGTATTAATGCTGGTGAAATGAAAGAACTTAGTGGTGGTGATATGATTAGTGCCAGAAAATTATATAGTGATGTATTTGAATTTAAACCACAATTTGAGATTGTTCTTATGTGTAATGAAAAACCAACAATTGAAGATAAAACAAATGGTGCTTGGAGAAGGGTTCAAGTTTATCCATTTGTTTCAAGATTTGTAGATGATAATAATCAGATTAATATTGAAAATAATGTATATAAGAGAGATAAATCATTGCCAACAAAATTAGAACATTGGTCTATAGTATTTATGGGAATGTTAATGAAAGAATGGGTAAATATGGGTGGAGGAGTAGATGAAGATAGTATTCCTGAGAGTATTCGAATGGAAACAGAGAATTATAAAAATCAAAATGATATTGTTGGCCAATGGATTTGTGAAGATCTTGATATTTGTGAAGATGAATCTACACCATTCAATGAAATGTGGAATGCATTTGAAAATTGGTTTACAGAAAATCATAGTAATGGAAAAGTAGATAAGATAGTTGTAAAACGTAGATTGATTGATTGGCAAAAAAGGTCAAGATTTGGATTTAGTGATGATGTAAATGGCAATGAAAGGCATCCTAAATTTAATCTTGTACCAAAACCAGAATAAAAAATATACAATAATTATCTATTTATAAATTATTTTTTATTTTATAACCAAGTGAAACTTGGGGATTATCAACAATAGCATCAACAATATTATCATCATCAAAAGTATAAATACGATCATTATAACCGTATTTATGTATTAATTTAGTACAACCATGACAACAATGAGCACTTTTTAAATTACCATCTTTAGTATATCTCCAAATATATATTTCATAATTATTTCGTTTATCAGTTTTTCTACAATAATTTATAGCATTTTGTTCAGCATGAATAGAAATCTTATTATGATTACAACCACAAGCACGACTACTACCAAAATCAAGTATATTTTTTCGTTTTGGATCGTAAAACGCAATACTGAACTGCTACTTTGAAGGTAGACGCATCATAAAGATTATCCATATTATTATTATTCTTCGTCTTCAAAGGCAAACTCTTCAAAACTGGAGTAGAGGACATAGTATTAGTTATGTATATATATATCGTATCGTATATATAAATTATCAAATTATATTTAAATATGTAAATTATATTATATAATTAAACACCTCCGCCACCAGAACCAGGTATCGGTTTATTATTTTTATCAAATCTTACACCTTGGGGAAAAATATTATTTTTATGAGATTTTCTATGGTGTTTAGGTATTCTTCTATTAGGTCTAAAACCTCTATTTACAGGAATATATCTATTTTCATAAACTGGATAATAAACTGGAGTTTGTTCATAAACAGTTGTAGGAGTATTATAAAGATATAAAAATCCTAATAATAATAAAGAGAGTATTGCCATTTGCAGACTATCTATTTTCATTTTATAATATATATACATATATTTTTTTATCTTAATACTTTATCTATACCCATTTTAAAAGATGCTTTAGTATAATTACTAAAAATTGCAGCACGTATTAAACCTAATGACATATTAATTAATAATAATACTAAAAATCCAACAAAACCTCTACAGATATAACACATATGATAAATAAATACTATACTAAATATAGAAAGTAATATATCTATTCCATTTTGTAGTAATACTTGTTCGCGTGTCAATCCATATTTTGTTAAATATTGTTGACTTATAACAATATTATATATTAATCCAGTAACGATTAATAATATATATAATCCACAAAATAAACCTGGACCTCTTTGAACTGATCCAGATTTAGCATATAAACACTTGTCATCAAAAAATTTGTCAAGCATATTTGTGATAACATTTGACCGAAACTTTGTACTCATTTATATTATAATAAATATAATAATTTAAATACTTGGAATATACTCCCATTCCAAATCATTGCATATTTTTTTCCATATAAAATCTTGTTGTTGTAATTTCTCACGACTTTTTAATAATGGAAAATATTCTAATAAGTGATCTAACTCTAATAATTCAGAAAATTTATGTAATACATAACTGTATGATAAGAAATTTTTACGATTGTCAGGACAATTATTCATGAATGGAACTTGTATTTCTTTAAACATACTTCTTAATTTTTCTTCATATTGTCTAGTAATAATCGGAGCATCTCTATTAGTTATCATATTAATTATATTTGGTATATTTTCATAATATTTATTATACTTTAATTTTTTTAATATTTCTCTAATTTGTCGATTAGTTACATTATTAATATCTATATTAATATTTTTCTTTATTTCATTTATTACCTCAATATATATATTATTTGGTATTACAGTTGTTTCTTTACCTTGAAATTGAGTAATCCATTCATTAAAATGATTAATACGTTTATATGCAAAATAACTAATTTCTTTTGGTGTTTCTTTATAAGATGTTTTATCATTTTCAAATAAAACTTTTTCAGTATATCCACATTTATTACAAAAAATTTCACTTTCTAAACTTTTATAAATTAAATTATTATTACCGCAATTTACACAAATATTAATTTTTTCATCAATATCACTTAAATTATCATTTAAATAAGAATCATTTATATTTGACATATACTTTATTATATTATCATTTTTATTAACAACTGGAGATACTTCCTCATCATCAGTTTTATTAGTAAAAAAATTTAATATACTATTCTCTTTTTTTTCATCCACAGTATTTACAACATTACAACCATCATTATAATAATCAAATAATAATTCACCATTATTTAAATAATATTCATTCTTTTTATTTTCACAATCTATTATTTTTTTTTCTAAATTTTCAATATTATTTTTATTCTTTTCATTATTTACTTTTTTTACTAATGTTTGCACTTCTTTTCTATAATCATCTATAATATTATTATGTATTGTATCTATAGTAACTCTTTTGTCACTATGACACTTTTTTAATGGTTTATCTTTTATAGACATTATATTAATTTACTATATTATATTTCTTTAAATATTTAATTAAATATTAATATGACAAGTATAATGAAATTGTCGAATCGCATGAATAATATTTTTATCACTTTTATACTTTTTGAATGTATTTAATAATGTTTCCCAAGCACGATTATATTTTTTTCGATTTGTCCGATTTAAATGATGAGTAGATAATTCACATAAATATTCACCATATAAACTATGTAATATATCAAATATATGTACACTATCAATATTATTTATTAAATGATTTGCATATTTTTTACTAATATTCCAACCTAACAAAATATCATCATTGTGTTTAAATTCTAAAACACGATTCATTATAAAATACATAAATCATATTGTTTTTAAATATCATTATTACCATTGTATTTATTTTTTAATAAATTTTTAACAAATATTTCTTTTTCTGATTCATTCATTAAAGTATACTTATTATATTCATAATTAATATATTTTGTTTGCATATCTGATTCTGGTTCCGATACTGGTTCCGATACCCGTTCCGGTTCTGGTTCTGGATCTACTAGTGGTTCCGGTTCTGGTTCTATTACCCTTTCCGGTTCTGGTTCAACTACTTTGTTTGTTGGTTCCGGATTGTATCGATTATAAAACATATGGTTTCTTTCGTCAGCAACAACGCGCCTAGCTTCATCAATGGTTGGTTCAGGTTCAGGTTCAGGTTCAGGTTCAGGTTCAGGTTCAGGTTCAGGTTCAGGTTCAGGTTCAGGTTCAGGTTCAGGTTCAGGTTCAGGTTCAGGTTCAGGTTCAGGTTCAGGTTCAGGT